GCGAGCCTGCTCGCGAAAGGGACGTCAGCTTCAGTATCGATGTGACTGATCGACCGCTTTCGCGAGCAGGCTCGCTCCCACAGGGACTGCGGCGTTCACTGTAATTTCTCTTACTTCGGAACACCCCCATGAAGATCACCCCGATCCTCACGCAACTGCGTGGGCAATGCCCTGGCCTTGCCAATCATATTTCGGTGGGTGTCGATCTGGCGTTGCTGCAAGGCAACCCCGATCTACCGACGCCCTCGGCTCACGTACTGCCGCTGGCCGATCTGGCCAGTCCTGGCACCACCCAAAACCTCACCACCCAACCGATCCGCGAGCGCTTCGAAATCGTTCTGGTGCTTGACGCTACCGACGCGACAAAAGCGCTGGATGGGTTGCACGACCTGCGCGCCGAACTGTGGCGCGCGCTGGTGGGGTTCAAACCCGATTCCGACTACAGTGCCATCGTCTACGACGGCGGCGAGATGGTCTCGATCAACAGCAGCCGCGCCTTCTATCGGCTGCGTTTTTATGCCGAGTTCCAGCTCGGCCGCAATCTGCCAAGTCAGCCTGCGGAGAGTTGGCACGAGCGCGAACTGGACGCTTTGTCGTCCTTTACCGGGATGACGGTGCGGGTCGATGCGATCGATCCGGCCGACCCCAATCTGCAACGCCCGGGTCCGGATGGCCGGGTGGAAATGACTTTCTCTGGAGACGTAACCCCATGAGCAACCGCATCACCGTAGTGCCGGCCGCTGGCCGTGTCGTACCTGACCCGGAGGCGGGCGACTTGCTGCCGGCCGCAGGCCGAGAAGTGCTGGACAGCGCCTGGTGGCGCCGGCGTCTGGCCGACGGCGATATCACACTCAAAACCGCAAAAGCGGCTAAACCACAGGGAGCCAAATAATGGCGATCGGATTCAGCAACATCCCGGCGGACATTCGTGTTCCGCTGTTCTATGCCGAAATGGACAACTCGGCCGCCAACAGCGCGACCTCGGCCATGCGCCGTTTGATCGTCGCGCAGGTCAACGACAATATTGCCCCGACTGAGGTCGGCAAACTGGTGCTGGTTTCCAGCGTGGCGCTGGCGAAAAGCATCGGCGGCCAGGGCTCGATGCTCGCTTCGATGTACGAGACCTTCCGCAAGGCTGACCCGATCGGCGAGATCTGGTGCCTGCCGCTGCACAACACCGAAGGCGCCATCGCCAAGGGTGTGTTGACCCTGACCGGTACCGCGACTCAAGCGGGCATGCTCAATCTATATGTCAGCGGCGTGCGCGTGCAGGCCACCGTGGTCAATGGCGCCACCGCCGCTCAAGCGGCCACGGCACTGGCGCAGAAAATCAACGCCACTGCCGACCTGCCAGTCAGCGCAGCCACTGCCGAAGGCGTGGTCACCCTGACCGCCAAATGGACCGGCGACAGCGGCAACGACATCAGCCTGCAATTCAATCGCCTGGGCAAGAGCAACGGCGAAGAAACTCCGGCCGGTCTGACCAGCGCAATCACCGCCATGACCGGCGGCGCCGGTGTGCCGGATCAGATCGCCGCCGTCGCGGCTCTAGGCGATGAGCCATTCGAATTCATCGCCTTGCCGTGGTCCGACTTGGCCACCCTCAACACATGGCAAGCGGTCATGGACGACAGCACCGGGCGCTGGTCGTGGGCCAAGCAATTGTTTGGTCACGTCTACAGCGCCAAGCGCGGCACGGTCGGTACGCTGGTCGCTGCCGGCCAGGCGCGCAACGATCAGCACATGACCATCCAGGCGCTGGAGCCGGGCGTACCACAACCGTTCTGGGTACAAGCGGCGGCACTGGCTGCGCGCACGGCGGTGTTCATCTCCGCCGATGCCAGCCGTCCGACGCAAAGCGGCAGCCTGCCGGGTGTTGACCCGGCGCCGGCCAGCGAGCGCTTCACCCTGACCGAGCGTCAGTCGCTGCTCAACTACGGCATCGCTACTGCGTACTACGAAGGCGGTTACGTGCGCATCCAGCGCTCGATCACCACCTACCAGAAGAACGCCTACGGCCAGGCCGACAACTCCTATCTGGACAGCGAAACCATGCACCAGTCGGCGTTCATCGTGCGTCGTCTGCAAAGCGTGATCACCAGCAAATACGGCCGCCACAAACTGGCCTCCGACGGCACGCGTTTCGGTGCCGGCCAGCCTATCGTCACCCCGGCGACCATTCGCGGCGAGCTGATCGCGCAGTACGCCAAACTTGAACTGGAAGGCCACGTGGAAAACGCCGAGCTGTTCGCCGAGCACCTGATCGTCGAGCGCGACGTGCAGGACCCGAGCCGCGTGAACGTGCTGTTCCCGCCGGATTACATCAACGGCCTGCGCGTGTTCGCACTGCTCAACCAGTTCCGTCTGCAGTACGACGACGCGGCCTGATCCGCGCAGTCGGCGCTAAGCATTCAGCCCACCTCGCGTGGGCTTTTTATTTGAAGGGAGAAACACCATGGGTCAACTGATTGCAGGCACCTGCTACGTCAAGGTCGACGGCGCACAACTGACCATCAATGGCGGCTGCGAAGCCCCGCTGATGGCCGTCAAACGTGAAACCGTCGTGCCCGGTTTCTACAAGGAAACCGACATCGCACCGTCGTTCAAAGTGACCGCGCTGCACACCGCCGACTTCCCGCTGAAGAAGCTGATCGAAGGCACTGATATCACCGTCACCTGCGAATTCAGCAACGGCAAAGTCTACGTGCTGGCCGGCGCCTATCTGGTCGAGGAGCCAGTTTCCAAGGGCGACGACGCCACCATCGAACTGAAATTCGAAGGCATCAAGGGGACCTGGCAATGAGCGCCGCCGTGAAGCTTCAAGTAGCAATCGAAGCCCACGGCGAGCCACTGACCGAACTCGTTCTGCGTCGTCCGACGGTGCAGGAAGTGCGAGCGATCAAGGCGCTGCCGTACAAGATCGACAAGAGCGAAGAAGTCAGCCTCGACATGGACGTGGCGGCCAAATACATCGCTGTGTGCGCGGGCATCCCGCCGTCGTCGGTCAACCAGTTGGATCTGGCTGACCTCAACGCGCTGAGCTGGGCCGTCGCGAGTTTTTTCATGAGTGCGGCGTCGGCGCCATCACCGACCTGATCGCCGTCGCCTATGACCTGGCCTGGTTCTGGAAGGTTGACCCCGAACAGATGATGGCCAGGCCACTGGATGTGCTCCGCGAATCGCTGGAGCACGCGCAACGGATCAATGCGATGCAGCAGGTGCAGTGATGGCAGACGAAGAGAAGAAAACCCCGAAACCGGTGCTGATCACTGGCATCGATGAACTCTCGCCCAAACTGGGCGCCCTGCGCATGAAGGTTGAGAGTTTTAAAAACAATCTCGAGCAGACCGGCCTCGGCAAACTGGACATCAGTGGTCTGTTCAACGGCGGCAGCGTGATCACGCCGTTTGTAGACGGCATCAAATCGGCCGCAGCGTTCCAGGGCAAATTGAGCGAAGTCAGCGACACGGCGAAAACCGTCGATCTGCCCGCCGCGCCGACAGCAGCGACGCAGAACATGAACGTGTTCAGTGCGTCGATGCAGAAGGTTTCGGCGGCGGTGGACGCCGCGCTGGTGCCGGCGGTGGGGGCCTTGGTGGTCGGGCTGGAACCGATGCTGACGCAGGTCGGCAGCCTGCTCGCCGACAACCCGAAACTGGTTGAAGGCCTGGCGGCGGGGGCGATTGCCTTCTCCGCCATGCAAACCGCCGTCACCGGTATGACTCAGGTGATGGACCTCATGAGCATGGTGCTCAAGACCAACCCGATCATGCTGATCGCCATGGGCATTGCCGTGGCGGCCGGTTTGATCGTGGCCAACTGGACACCGATCAGCGCGTTTTTCACAGGGATGTGGGAAGGCGTGAAAAACGCCGGGGCGAGTGCGGTGGCGACGTTGCGCTCGATACTCGACTGGCGACCGCTGGCGGCACTGGCGGCGTTGTGGGAACCGGTCACGGGATATTTCTCGGCTATCTGGGACAAGGTCACGGTCGTGACGGCGCCAGTGATCGACTTCTTCAAGTCGGTTTTCTCGTGGTCGCCTGCGGGGATGATCATTGAAAACTGGGGGCCGCTGACCGGCCTGTTCTCGGCGATCTGGGAATTGCTCAAGGCCTTGAGTGTGCCGGTGATGGCATTTCTTAGAAACCTGTTCGATTTCTCGCCGATGCAGATGCTTACCGATGCGTGGGGTGGTGTTGTCGCGTTCTTCGAACCGATGTTCAGCGGCCTGCTAGAAGTCGCGCTACCGGCTAAAGAATTCCTCG